TTATTGATGTTGATCAACTATTTGTTGAGACTTGTTAGCTGTATCTTTTACATCTTGTTTAGCCTTGTTTAATTTATCAATATAAGCTTTTAAATTAGAATTTTCTTTGTTTGCACTTGCTAATTGTTGTTTAGTAGAATCCAGTTCTGCTTGCAAAGAATTTTTTTCACTGTTTAAAGTGTTAATCTGGTTATTTAGTGAATTAATGGTATTTTGTAAATCATTAGCTTTATTTTGTGCATCCTGCAATTTAGTATTAAATTCTTGGTTTTTCTGATTGATCTCTTGGTTTTTCTGCTCAATTTCCTTTAATTTATCTGCGATTTCTTGCTGTTTAGATTGAAGTTCTCCATTTTTACTATTTAATTGAGATTCTAAACTAGTTTTTTCTCCAGCTAATTGATTTTTTTCATTTTTCAAAGCTTCTAACTGTTGCTTGTAACTATCAATATCTTTTTGAAATTGAGTTAATTGGCCCTCTGTACTTGCTGATTTATTGGATAATTGTATGATTTTCTGTTCTTTATCTGATAATGAATCATTCAACTTATCTAAGTTATCATTGATGGTAGAAATATTCTGTTCCCCACCCCAGTTTAAAATACTGTCTGCATAATTTTTACCGGCTAAACCAATAAAAGCTATTACAATGATGAGTGTTACGACTACATATTTTTTCCTTTTCATTATTCAATTTTCTCCTTTCATATATAAAAGCGACATTGCAACTTTTATATATTAACGTTTTATCTATTGTTTCTCAATAACATTGTTTATTTATAATTAAATTTTCATATAAGCCTGCATACTATAATTAAATCGTGTTTAAAATTCAGGAACTGATATTGTAAGAAGATATTCAGGGCTCTATAATATCTAGTGTTGGTGACGCCCTCTGTTGCCAATACTTTTTTTCTAATAAACGCAAACAGACACCTTGAAACCCTTTAGAATAAAGTCGACGAAAACCATTCAAAGGAGTGTTTCAAGATGTCCTATTCAGAGTTTACCAAAGAGTTACTAGATATTCTAGACCTAAATCTTACCTTTCATGAAGATGCCTTTCGCAAAGAGCGAATCAATGACGAAACATGTTTTGTTTTTGATGGCACATTGACCTATCAACCAGAGGAATGCTTTCATTGCCACTATCAAAATAAGCAAACGATCATTAAATGGGGCTGGAAAAAAGTATCCATCTTATTGAATGATGTCAGTAACTACAAGACCATTCTGCGGATTAACAAACAGCGCTTCAAATGTAAACACTGTGGAAAGACTTTTTTAGCAGAAGATTCAGTTAGTGATCGTCGCTGCTCCATTGCTCGCAGAGTCAAACAAGCCATTCTTGAGCTATTAAGCGAACCTCTTTCTATGTCTTTGATTGCACGTATGAAGCACATTTCTCCGACCACTGTCATTCGAATACTTCGCAGCCTTCGGCCTAAAACCGTTTCTTTGAACCAGCCGTTACCAGAAGTGGTGTGTTTCGATGAATTCAAATCGGTGAAAAACGTCTCGGGAGCCATGAGCTTTGTCATGATGGACGGCAAGACCCATCAACTGATTGATATTGTGGAAAATCGGCAACTTAATCCTTTACGCGACTATTTCTTGCGCTACCCTAGAAAAGTCCGTGAACAAGTGCGTCTAGTGGTTTCAGATTTCTATACACCCTATCGCACATTGGTGAAAGAGTGTTTTCCGAATGCCCGAATCGTCGCCGATCGCTTTCATATTAGCCAACACATTGGTCGGGCTTTTACCAACCACCGAATTCAAGTAATGAAGACCTTTAAAAAAGGGGATCGTCGGTCGAAGCACTTAAAGAAATACTGGAGACTACTTCAAAAGAATGCGTGGGAATTGAAAGGTCAGCATCGCTACTGGCGTCCGTCATTTCGAGATCATCTGACAGAAGCAGAGATAGTCGATCGGCTATTATCTTATGATGATTCCTTAAAGCGAGGCTACGAAGTCTACCAGGATTTTCTTTCCGTTATCAGAAGACAAGATGTTCCTGAATTCGTCGCGCTCCTAAAAGAAGACTACAAGGAGTTGCCAGAGCACTACCAACCAGTGTTCACGACCTTCAAGAAATACCAAACAGAAATCAAACGAGCGTTGCGCGTTCCCTATTCCAACGGCCCTATAGAATGTTTGAATAACCATATCAAAGTACTAAAACGAATTGCCTATGGCTTTAGAAACTTTCAAAACTACCGAGAACGAATCTTTTTATATCGAGGAAAATATTTTAAGAAAACTAAGAATACTACCCAACTGACTAAAGCCAGAACAACAACACGGCTAGACAAGATAGCTGTCTAGCCGTGTGAGTATCTCGATTATTCTATTGAATTTCTTCACCAACACTCATTGACGAAGAGCCATATTCAGTTGTCGGCAAGACAAGTATCATGCTAGAATTTGAATCAAGTAGATTCCAACGGAAGAAGGTATGAAATGAAAGCAGACGAATTACTGCAACGATTAACTGCGAATCCTTTTCATGAGGAATACAAAGGAAATATATACACAAATGGGCAGTACCCTTATTCCACTGACTACTGCTAAGCCTGATGACGAAGGAAACCTAATATTTTTTCGCCAGAACAGAAAGGCTTCAATGAGCATTAAAACCTTATTCTCTATTTTGCTTCTTCATAAGAATAAGCAGAAATTCTGCTGGAATAATCGAAAGATCGCAATATATAGCTACCGTGTTAATCGCGGGAAAATCATAGTGTAAAAAAGAAGCTCCCAGAGGAGCTCCGTTGTTTAAGGGTGTAAAAATATTGAGGAAATGATTCATCAGCTTTTACAATTAATTAGTTAATAGTACATTTTATTGAACCTCTCAAGACTGAAGTCACAAGTATTCTCGGCTTTTTAATAAAAATACCCAAATAATTAATTAGCATATTTTATTTGTTGTTTTTTCATTATCGGATATCTAATTAATTCCTCACCATTTAAATCTTCTTTATTCATATCTATGGCTGTGATTTGACTATCTTCATACGTACGATAATAATAAATTCCTTTATCTACATTACAACAAGAAGAATAAATAGTATATTCGTATTTTCCGTCACCAACATCACATAAACCTTTTTGTTGTTCTACTGAACCTAAGATATGGAAAAACTGGCTAATACTTTCTGATTCTGAATCTCCTGATAATGAGTTTAGTTTAGTAAATGTCGCTTTAACAAAACGAGAAACAGAAGATAAATCTCCAGGCAAACCTATTCCTCCCATCCCACGACTATAAGCGTTCAAACTAATTTGATCTGAAAAATTATTATTAGGTGTTTCACTCGACAATACACGATAATTGTTTAAATTAAATAATTGATAATCAAATGAAGGGTTATTTGTAAGGACTCCTACAGGATTATCATATATATGAAGCCCATCTTTCATACTTTCTATCACAATAGACTTTTCTTTATCAGCTAATAGCCAGTGTAAAGGAGATAGTGGAAGTTCTTCACTATAATTGATGTTTGCTAAATTGATATTCATTAATAAATCTTTAGCTTCATCTACTGTTGCACATTGTCCTAAAATCCAAGGAATAAATTCAAAAGGAGATACATTATCTTTTCCTTCTTGTATTTCTTTATAATCAGCATACCCAGAAAAATTTAATCCAGCCATACTCAAACCCTTTTCATTGGTACCATCATAATAAAGAGGATAGTCACTTATACCTGCGGCAATACCAATCATTGCATAATGCTTATCCAAATTATTTACCTTTCGAAAAACTAATTTATAATTTCTTGGAGTAACAGTGACTACTTCATTGTAAGATATTTCATAATCAAAATTCCTTCCAAAATAATGATCATTTGTAACATAAGTGATGGACGTACACATAAGTTATTCCCCCTAAATAATAGTTCATTTAACCCCATATTACTCCTAATAATTTCGTATATCAAAAGAAAAGCACATCGCATACAAAAAAACGTTTTCGTTTTTTATAAATTGACAATATTATGTACCCCATAGGACTCGAACCTACGACCGGACGGTTATGAGCCGTCTGCTCTGACCAACTGAGCTAAAGGTACAAGGAATTATTTGTGCAAACGCATACAAAGCGTTAGAATATAAACTAGGGATTCCTGAACTTCCCCACAGTCTCTTAAATTACTATCAATGATACTGTATCAGGAATCCCTATTTAGATAGTATTCGTATACTAGTTTTAGAGCAACTATTTAGCTTCAAAAATGAAAAGACTGACCGAGAAGCTAGTATCGGTCAGTCATTACGGTATATCGAGGTGCTACCTTCGATCCTATAAAACTATCATACACACTCCATCGGAGTCAATATTTTTTAATACTTAAATCCTTTAATATGGCTCGGGTCAATCTTCACGTCATTTGCTTTACCCATCTCCTGAATTTCTTTCAAGACGATTGGTGCGTCGTGATCGTTAAATCCTTCACCTTTGACGCGTACATCGTAAGTTCCGTAGCTATTAGCTTCTGCGTACGTTTGTCTATCCAACAATACATCTTTCAGGAAGTTGCGCATATGCCCTTCTATTTTTTTGCTTTGTTCATCATTAAGATTCCTAGCTTCAATTTTAATGATAGGTTTATCTCCATCAACAATCGCAATATTTTGCTGCATATAAGTTGGATAGTATGACTTTAGTTCTTGTTTCAAGCGATTTACTGCATTTTCATATTTCCATTTGCTGTCACAAGAAATAACTAGAGTATAAACTTTATTTGGTTGCAACACTCGTTTTACTTGATCGCGCAATAAAGTCCATGCATATCGTGTTTGAATGCGTTGCACCATTTTAACCGCTTGATCTTTCGACACGTTGTCAATCGCGATACCGTTTTTATTTCCAGTTGCAGTTGTTGTTGTCGCTGTATTCGACGATGTTGAGCTAGATGCTCCAGTTTTTAAACGGTACGCATAAAAATAAGGACATCCGGCCATCACCCATCGTTGATCGTGATTAGCAATGATCGTAGTCATTTTCCAACCAGTGCATTCAATCCAGTTTTGATTATCTAGTGCTACGCCTGTATGACCGCCTGCCCCTGCAGAGTAACCCTTTTTCCCCCAAATAATTACATCGCCGCGTTGCATTGGAAAGTCTGTATTTTCTGCGATCTTTTCATACCCTAGCTTTAAAAGATAGTCATGTAGTGTTTCAGTGCTAGGAATATATCCATAGTTAAAACCACCAGATTCGCGCAAAATACGATAAACAGAGCCTGAACAGTCGCATGTACCATCCGTATAGTAGCGAGAACCATACATGCTGTAGTAGCAATTATTTACAAATTTTTGAACGACGGCTAATCCTTTTTCGATATTAATAGCCATTATTTTTTCTCCTCTTTTTCTTCTTTAATGTTTTCGATTTCTTTTGGTTGAGGTTGCAACCCTACGTTTTTATCATTCGATTTTTCGTAAAGTTCCTTCGCTTTTTTCATGTCCATGTTACTCATTCCCTCCTAAATTCAATAATTTTGAAAACATTTGATGCAAGCCTGTAGAAGCTAAACCACTCACTGCGCCATAAACAATTGACTCCACGCCTATACCGTTCATAACACCGCCCAAAATCGCTCCTAACGCTGCTACAATCAAAGGGATATAAGCGTTCGCTACTTTATTAAATAGCGGCGTAACCTTGATTACATACCCAACTATTAAACAGGCAACTACAATAACTGGTACAAAATTTTCTGTAATAAATGATAAATCCATAACTATTTTTCCTCCTTTAGTTTATTCGGCAAATCCAACACTTTTTTATACAGTGTTTCTCCAGTTCCGTTACCGCCAAGTTCCCGATATCCACGCCACAAGTACTCTAAATTTTCTAGATCATCTATAGAAATCCAACCCTGCTCCAAAAATTCGGAGCATTGCTTATAAATTTTGTCATGCAGAATGGCTACATTCGCATATTCCAAACGTTTGAATCTATTTTCCGTTTGATCCTTATTTCCCTTGACCGCTTTATAAATATTGTGGAAAATCTTTAAGAATCCCCCTAATCCAATTGCCATCAAGAAACTGTTAATTTCCAGAAATTTTTCTAACACATGCTTTCCGCCTTCCTTTCAATAATTGAAAAAGCACACTCGAAAGTGTGCTAAATCGTTGCTTATTTATCTATGCTAATTTGATAACTGTAATAGTTTTTGTGCCAACACTCGTGAAACTGCCGGTAATATTGGTTTCAATACCTACAGAAAACTCATCTCCTGCATTCGCTGTGTTTACACACTGCCCTGTGCCGTCCCATCTATTCTTGAGTGCATCTACCCCTTGACCAGTCACTCGATCATTGTTGCCGGCACGAGAGCCATTCTTTAACAAATTGAAATACAGGTAACCATTTGTTTGTGTGCCTATTTGATACCACGTGTGAATGATAAATAAATACGTTCCAGCTTTTTGGATTTTAATCCGACCATTGGACGCTCTCTCTGCCACTGGGTCATCTGGCCGCATGTGTAGCACTTGAGTTCCTGATTTGACCTCTTTCCCATGAATTCCACTACCAGTTATTTGTCCTTGCTCCCCATTGAAAACACTCATGTTAAATGCACCAAAACCACCTGATACATTTAAATCATCTAACTTTTTATCAAGCGTCTTAGGACTAACAATTTTATCCCTTGCTTCCCCTTCGTCTACTTCTTCCTGCGTCGCCATACGAGAATCAACGTGTTGCTTTACACCAATTGGCGTCATAAATTTATTACCAGCAATCCCCAGCTCCGCATCAGTCTGATTAGCCGTAGCGTAGTTGTCGACATTACCGAGGTTAACTTGAGCCTTCGTTACGGAATGCGGATTCGTTTTATCAGCAACATGACTATTGAACTCCGTTTTACTGGCTTGCTCCACATTTGATACGTTTCCTAGTCCAACTTGGCTTTTGGTAACTCCATGAGGATTGGTTTTATTTGATGTATGGGAGGTAAGATCAGTTTTAGGCGCTTGTTCAACATTGGTCACGTTTCCTAAGCCAACTTGGGCTTTTGTTACCTTGTGCGGATTAGTCGTATCTTTATCATGTTCATCCAATCCGTCCTCTAAATGATTGATTCTTTCAGCAGTAACTACTGCTCCCGCCTGAATATTTTGTTCCTCTGTTTTATTGTCATCATAAGGAATCCAAGTTTGTTTTTCATAAGCCATTTACTCACCTTCTCGTAATATATATTTTGAAGAAACTTTCATTCCTTCAATCGCCCTTAGGGGCTATTCCTAATATGTTTAAATAAAATAACGATTACTACTTGGATACTGTAGGATATTCCTGAATAATAAGTCTTGGAAAGGACTTACGGGAAGACGCTATCACCTTCTGCAGTTTTACTGCGACAGAAAGTCTGTGACCCGAACCGTTGGTATAACCTCCAACACACTAGCTGAGTCCATTGACCTCTACCAATCCTAGTAGAGATTGGGTGGCTTAGAGGTTTAATGAATGAAACTCTATTATGCGAGGCTGTCGTTAGACAACGTGATTCTGGGATATCCCACAGTACCCAAGCAATTTCCGAATAATCAATGAAAGGAGGTCCTTCCACATGAAACTATTTGTCGGTTTAGACGTTAGTTCTGAAAAATTAGATGCTTGCTTTATGACAGACGATTCAACTTGCTCTGTTTTAAAAGAAGCATCTTATGGAAATAGTCAACTTGGCGCAAGCCAGATCAAAGAATACATTCTCGAATTTTCTCAAAAATTTGAGATAGAGAGCTTAGTGATTGGAATGGAGGCCACATCTTTATATAGCTTTCATCCAGCTATGTTTTTTAAAGAAGATCTTGAGTTAAATCAATTGAACCTTATGGTTTCAGTTGAACAACCAAATAAAATTAAAAAGTATCGTGATATTTTTGAAGAAAACAAAAACGATCAAATTGATGCTTTTTATATCGCTGACTATTTTCGCATCCAAAGGCAAGTCAACTCCATCATTAAAGAGGAAGAATACCTTGCCCTCCAACACTTAACTAGAACGCGTTATCAGCTAATTAAACAGCTGGTTCGTACAAAGCAACACTTTATCGAAAACATTTATTATAAATGCAACACGCTTTCTAAAGAACTAAAAGCAGAAGGTGGATCCGTTTTAAGTGCCACATTAGTAACTCTAATGACGGAAGATTACACAATGGACCAACTTGCCGAACTGTCATTAGAAGAGTTTGCGAACCTAATTCAAAAACTAGGGAAGTATCGTTTTAAAAATCCCGAAGGAATTGCAAAGGCAATTTCTAAAGCCATACGTAGTTCCTACCGGTTAGGAAAAGTCCATCAGGACTCTGTAGATATTGTTTTAGGTGTTCTAGCCAAAGAAATTCGTAGTCTTGAAAAGTTAATTAAAGACTTAGACAAAGCCATTGACGATTTAGTCGTTGTGCTACCTGAATATCAATGTTTAACCAGTATTCCAGGAATCGGTCCTGTTTATGCTGCGGGTATACTCGCTGAAATTGGCCCTATCAATCGCTTTTCAGATGAAAGCAAATTGGCTAAATATGCCGGTTTATATTGGCGACAGAACCAATCAGGTAACTCTGAGTATGAAAATACTCCTATGGCCAAACGAGGCAATCGTTATCTCCGTTATTATCTAGTTGAAGCCACCAACTCCGTAAGGAGATACGAGCCTGAGTACCATGCGTATTATAAGAAAAAATACGCTGAAACACCCAAGCATAAACACAAACGAGCCATCGTACTAACCGCAAGAAAATTTACGCGTCTGGTGGATACGCTACTACGTAACCATCAACTCTATATGCCACCAAGGAGCGTGATAGATAAATAACAGTATGTTATTGACGCTAATCCTTGGAAGTACCCGAAAAAATTTTTAATTTTGGTCGGGTTTAGTTCAGTGCGCTTCAAAAATTAACTACCTTTAAAAATCTTTTGAAAAATTATCTTGACTTATTACCACTAGACTTTATCGTTTTCTTCTGCGGTAGTTGAATTTAATGCAACGGTCAATTTTGCGTTTTCTAGCTCTAAATTTGCAATACGTTGCAACAATTGTTCAATCACTTTTTCAGCATCTACATTCACAGGTCTTCCCTCCATCTTTCTTCTATTTCTTGGTTGGTAAATTCTTGCAGAACCAAACGATCTTTTTCATATCCTGTACGTTTGGCTTTGATTTCCCAAGCAAACCGAATCATCGGTCTATCTGAACAAACTAAAAAAGCATCTGATCGAAAATCAGATACCCAGACTCTTGCATCATCGTAAACTTGTAAAAACACTTCGTAAGGTATATCCAAATTGACCGTATCACTAAAGATCGCATCAATCGGCACCCATACCTCGCATTCTTCATTTGTCACGTTTCTACCGATATCTCCCAAATAGCTCTCTGTCGTTTCGTAAGCGGGTGTCGCTCTCACGCCGTCTCTAGTCACATGAATAGCGTTTTTTGCCCCTGTCGCGTTTAGATTTCCGACAGTAAGATTTCCTCTTATATCATTGGTGTATGACATAAGTAACGTCTTAGTGTTGGCATAACCGATTTGAAGGGTTTTGTTCTCTTCAGAAAAAAGATAAGCATCCCCATTTGACAGCACCTCGAATCCAGCAACCCTTTGATACTCGACTGAACCATTTGAAAGTTTTTTATACTTGTAACTAGCTACTTCTAGCCCACGGTTGCCAATAAGTCCAGGAGTTCCGCTGAACTTCCCAACGGCTACAATAATCTTATTGTCATAAATATCAATATTTGACGATGTCGGCGTTCCGTTGTATACAACAAATCCGTTATCCCCGATCACACTTGAATTCGTTGTATTTTTTTTAAAATACATCAGACTTTTATCCAGATTAATATTAATTTTTCCTAAAGCGTTGGTAATATTCCCCGATTGAAAATTGACTTGTCCGGTATCGAAATTGATACTTAAATTCTTTCCAGTAGCGATTCCAGTAGAGATTGCTTTTGCATTCAAATTCGTTACCGTGATTTTACTTGCATCTAAGGTTCCTGCGTTTATTGTACCTGCGTCGACTGATCCAATCATTGCGGATGTGATTATAGCTCTGTCAATCTTAGTTTCTTTTGTCAGCCAGATTTTTGCTCCCTCGATTTTCAACCATTCTTTGCCATCCATTTCGGAGCTTAAATTGATCGTTTTGATGATGTCATCTTTAGGTGTAGAATTTTCAATCTGATCCTTAATATCCTGATCCATTGTCGTTGAAGTAGTCATCACCCACTCAAAAACTCCAGGAGAAATCTGTTTGTATACCCAAATTTCATCATCAGGACCATTCTTCTTGAACCAAATATCGCCTTCTTTCGGATGTTTCGGTTCTTCGGTGCCATCGTAGACATTATTCTTCCCTGCGGCATCCACTCGATGATCAAGTTCGTCCAATTTTTGTTGAAGTGGTCCTTTGAAGGTCGAAACATTTGATGAATAGGCTTTTGTATCTGCGCTAATCGTTGAGTTTAGCCCACCGTCGAAAACAATCGTATAGTTTAACACAGGAGACTTGAACTGTTTCCCTTTACGATCGATCATCGTGACCCAATCGCCAACCTCTAAAGCTGGATTTCCGCGCCATTTTAAGTTTATGGGATAATAATTTATTCCCTTCACTTGTTGGAAAATCAAATTCAGCAGCGGCTGTGTCATTACATTATTCTCTATACTGATTTGAGCGCCTGCAGTCGATCCTGCTTGTAATACGTTCGTTTCGTTACTTGACTCTCCTTTAGGCGTAACTACTTTACACGAAATCCCTTTAGGTTGGTACATGAGTTCGCTTTTGGTAAGTCCTTTTAAGAAATATTCATTCGGATCAATGCGGAAGCGCGGGTCTTCTAAATTTCGAATCGCTAATCGTCCATACCGATCGAAGAACACGAAACCAGATTGAAATTGGCCAATCAATCCAATCGCTTGTCGATAGGTATATCCTACTGGCTCATTGATGACATATTCATTTAAATGGTTAAATGAAACGGGATCAATTTCAGAGCCGCTCAAGTTTGCGATTTCTAAGGCGACATATGGAAGTTCGATTGGATAAGACAGCTTCGATTGATAATCAGACTCCATAAAAATAAAGCCATCTCTGGCTTCAATGGTCGTGGTGTTCTCGTTTCGGTTCGGATCCACACGATCGCTGATATAAAATGTCCCCAATGGGACAAACTCATACCGATCCGGAATATAGCTCACTATTCTTGCCTTTCCTATTTTTGCTCGACCGATTCTCGAAACATTATTGATATCCGAAGGTAGACCAGAACCACGAATTTTTATTCCTAATTCAATTTTCACTTCATCTAATTCTTTTAATCCTTCAATGATTTCAGTAAAGATAATTTTTACTGTCGCCGATTGAGTGGAGCCTATTTGATAGTTCTCCCCACCAAATACCCCTGCTGAATAATTGATCGTTTTGATTTTATCTTTCAGATAGGTTGTTCCATTGATTGTTACTTTTGCGAAAACTTCACGTTCCGATTCTTTGAAGGCTTTATGAAATTCTTCTGTCACGCTCAACATGTCATCACCTACATTTCAATGAATGGCACAGATAACCCTTGCCACATCATCTTTGAAAATTTAGCGTTCCACGAATAAACGGGAGTTGAGCGATCGCCACAATAAAACGATTTAGTGATTAGCCCGCCTTCTTGTGGATCGAGGTATCTAACGGTGAAAAATGCCGCATCAATTAAACGTAAAATTAAAGAGACCTCTGATGTATTCAGAGGCCCCCATTTTGCATCCAACTTTGTTTTTCTACCTAAGATATCCCTTACCATGTCTCCGTTCGCATTCCGTCCACTAGAGCCGCTATCTAAGGTTTGGATACTCACTGTGAGTTCTTTTGGTGTTGCCACTTTTGATCCTGCTATTAAAAAATCCATGTTTTATCCTCCTTACAAGTTAAGCTCTAGGGCTCCTATCTGTTCATGGTACTGATTGATTCCTTTTACAGTCACTTGACCTAATCTCGTGGAATCTACTTCAAGAATAACTTCTATCGGTTGGTCTCCGCCTTTTAGTTTTAGACTAGACAGTGCTTGTACAATCGCAGTTGCGATGGATTCCCCAAGACTTGCCAGTAAATTAGTGGACAATCCTTCCATTCCATTTCCAGAAATAGCCATTGTCGATGTTCCCTTTTTACCGCTACCGGAGTAGCCTTCAGAAGAATCACTAAACACATCAGGCATGGTCAAATCTGGGAGACTATCATAGCCCATAAAATCTAACGCTTCATTGATTCGTTGGAAAGCTAGTTCCGAATTACTCAATGGGACGATCATCTCCGGATTATTCCCCTCAGCCAATTGATACCAACCAAAACGATCCACCAATCCACCATCTGCGAAACCTGTGAAATTATTGATCATTTCGACAATCATATTTGTCACGGCGTCTTTTGCATATTTCAGAAAGCCTGAAGCAACTGACAACATCGGATCTTGAATACCTGAGATATCAACAAATTTGCTGATTGCTTCAGAGACCAACGCAGAAGGGTTAGATATAACATTCCATACATCCTCTGCGACCCCTTTCGCTTTATCAAATCCATTTGTAAAGAAATCTTTAAAGCTTCCGAATATTCCCCCAGCGTAGTGAGGAACCAGACTTCCTGGCAAGACTTGCGCACCTCTTGGAAGATCAACCAACATATTCCGTTGTCTTGGGAACATACCCATGCGGCCACCCGGTAATTTGAACATTTCTTGGTAGCTAGATCCTGGTGCATCATTGACTAGCGCCGGTCCTCCAGGATGGTAATCCGTACCTGTTTTGTATGTAGGGATTGACCATTTGTTCAATGACCATCCCGCGTTCACGGCACCTAGAACCCAGTTGATCGCGCCAATAGCGGAATTGACCGCATCACCAATTGGTCTAGCAATCGTATTCGCAATGTTTCCAATGGCATTGCCAATCGCCTGAACACCATTTGATAGACCGTTCGCAATCTTTCCTGGTAAATCTTTGGCCCAGTTTCCTATATTGCTAAAAACATCCGAGGCTACGCTCTTCACGTCATTCAGTTTAGAAGAAACGCCCTCTTTCAAGCTACCAAACGCTGAGACTGCTTTACTTTTTGCAGACTCGGCTCCTGAACGGACGGCTTCGGCTGCACTCGACATTTTTGAACTTGCTGCATTCCGAACTTCTTCAAATTTGCTAGACGTTGCACTTTTTAAGTCATTCCATTTTTCTGATGCCCAATCCTTCGCATTCCCAGCTTTTTCTTTAACTGTGTTAGCGACATTCGTAAATTTATCTTTTGCAGCATTATAGATTTCACTTGCTTTACTGGTCACAGCGTCTTTCGCAGCATTCCATTTTTCCGAGGTCCAATTTTTTACATTATCCCAAGCAGTTGAAGTAGCATTTTTGATACCTTCCCATTTTTCACCGATCCAGTCTTTCAACTGGCTAGCTTTCTCTTTGATGGTATCCCAATTTTGCCATAACAAAACACCAACGGCAATGGCTGCACCTATCGCAATGGCCCAAGGTCCTCCAAGAGCAGTCATGAACGCTTCAAGTCCAAATTTAACTAAAGACAATGCTCCGGCTAGACTTTTTATTGAAGTAATAAAGTTAAAAACTCCTACAAGAACTTCTGCCAAACCAGCTAATTTACTAATAGCTAAAAGAACCCCTGCAAAAGTTCCGAAAACAGTTACAAATGTAGAAAATCCTTCTTGATGTTCAGATATCCAATTCCCAATACCCGAAAGAGCGTCACCTAGTTTTTTCAATACATCAACGATTACTCCACCGGTCCATTCAGCAATAGGTTTTAGAATGGAGTTCCAAAAGAAATCAAATGCTGGTTTACATCCATTAATAATTCCATTTAGTCCATCTAGAGCACCACTTAATGCTTTAAGGAATGCTGGAATTAAATCTTGAATTGTGTATTTAGCTAAAGGAAGTAAGACGTTCTTATAAAACCATTCCAAGCCATCTCCAATGTTTTTTGTCAATGATTGTATTGATTTAAGTAACCCATTAATAGAATTAAGGAGTGGACGGAAGTCAAGAGTCTTAGCCCACTCTGCAGTCGCTCCTGTCATTCGTTTGATTGTCCCAAGGACTGTGTCAATTATCTTCATAATCCCTTCGAAGATTGTTTGACCTCGGTTATTTTCATCCCATGCCTCTCGAAAGCTTTTTGCCAGATTTCCAACAGTATTGAAAATATTCGTAATGATCTCCATGATATTAGCTAGAATACTTTCGCCAATTCCCGAAGCAAAAGCCTTGTCAAATGCTGTCATGATTGAATTGATTAGCTTAAGAACTTCTGATAACGCGTTAAAGATAGCTTGAATGATCGCCGTCCCTCGACCGTTGTCGTTCCAAGCATTTTGAAATACTTTACCTATAGTTTCTATTAAATGAAATAGCTTAGTATAGAATTCTATCAATTGTCTTGCAAGCTCTACCCCAGTGCCATTATTCCAAACTTCTCGGAATGACTCCGCGATATCATGCAAGACTTCTAACCACTGATTTAAGGCATTAAATATTTGCTGAATCAATTTAGTGCCTCGGCCGTTTTCTTCCCAAGCAATTCTAAAAGCCCTTGCAATATCACCAATGATATAAAGAACATCGCCCAATAATACTAAAAGATTTTCTACAAACTTTTGTCCGGTTCCATTAGTCCATACCTCCAAGAATGATTTACCAATTGCCTTAATCAATTTTCCAATTTCAGATAATGAATACTTGAACGCATCCATAACACGTTTTCCCTGAGCGTCCCAAGCTTTCTTTATTGGATCAAAGAGTTTTGACATGATGTCTTTAAATTTCTTGGCAAAATCCGTTAACCATTTCGGAGTTTCTGGAACTGCTGCTGATCCAAAGTCAGCCCATGGATCAGAACCAGATCCATTCGGATTCTTCGGTCTTGTTGGAATTTCCTGAGGAATGAACTCATTTGATTCGTCGTCAGAGTCATCACTGAAATCCAAAATGTTTAATTCATCAAACCCAGCTAAAAGACGTTTATATTCTTTTGCTTTTTTTCGAGCTGCTTCTGTTCTATCATGCTGATCTTTAAGTTGCTTATTTGAATCCTTAATGGATTGAGCCATCTCATCGTATCCATCTGATGCATCAGATGCAGCACTTCCAGTATCATCTAAAGCTTGGACATTGTTCATTAGTCCCTGAGCACCGTTGAATGCATCACCGATGTTCATTCCGAAAAGTGTGGATATAAATCCAGCAATATAGCCAGTAACTTTAGCTAAGGCCGACATCAAAGCATTTATCGCTGGCAAAGCTGCTTGGTAAATTGGATAAAATGCAGTTAGTAAATTGACCTTAATTTGATTTAAACTAGCTGAAAACTGTGCGTTAGTCTGTAACGCTTTAAAAAGCCCGCCAGCTAGAGTCATGATTCCTTGGTATAAGAACGTGAACAAGAATAACTGCGACCATAGCATCTTCATGGAGCGTCCAAAACCACCCATGCCTTGAGCCATTCTAGATGTTCCGCTAGTGACTTGTTTCGATTGTCTGTCAAATAAACTTCCAAATCTACCAATAGAATTACTCATCATATTTTTGAAACGTGAAAAGAGTCCTTCTGATTGTTTCGTGGAACCCGACAGATTCCTCATTCCATTTGCTGCCATACGAGCTTTTACAGGTTGCTCGCCAAGTTCCGTATTTACACTAGACAACGCTGTCTTTAGAACACCAGAACGATCTTCCAACTGAGCATATGAACGTTGCAAAGCATCATTGTCTGCAATCAATTTTTCCATTTTTGCTGATTGTTTAGAAATAGCTTCAGCGGTTTTGGTTGATTGTGGTGTATCTTGTATCCCTGTAGATTTCCACTTTCCAGATGCGAAACTTCCTGTTTCTGTTTGCTGCATCTTCATTTCATTTTTCAGAGCCTTAACTTTAGCTCTCATAGCTTCAATCTGCCGCTCATTGCCTTCCATCTTAGCTGAAATGTTAGACAGAGAATTAGGGATAGCATCATATTCGGATTTTAATCCGCGCACAATCGCTTGTGCTTGTTGTTGCGACTTGTTCATCTGAATTTGAGCTTTTGAAATTTGTTCGCCTATTCTCGATTCACTTTTAGTATCCCCAGACAACCGCGCACCATTTTTATTAGCCTGCAAGTTGGCAATTCGTTGTTGTGCTGCTTTGGCTTGCTGCATTTGCGTGTTCACTTTATCAACTGCGGTTTGAACATCTTTTGTCATTTTAACAGCGCCTTTGGATACTCCAGCAGAAAGTGACTTCCCAACTTCTTCGCCATTTTTTGCCGCCGATTGATTCATTCTCTTCAGCATAGAATCAAAATTTGAATTCATTTTCTCGAATTGTTTGGTAAATTTATCGAACCCTTTTGAATCAGATAAGTTTTTTTCTACAGCGTCCATCCCTTGACCAGATGAACTCTTGACTCGGCTCATCATAGAATCCATCTTTTGTTCAAATCGTGCGACCTTTTCCTCAATGGGGTTCAAGTCACCATCAAAAACGACTTCAAGTCTATCCAGCTCCATGATCTATCCCTCCTTTTCCTGTTTATTTTTCCGCTCTCGTGTAGCTTTAATCAATTCCGTTCGTTCAATCATCCGAGCCTTCATAATTTCCCAATCTTGCGGCCGATTTGATTGTTCCTGCTTATCTTCCGTTTTCAAGAATGGATAGTGTTGATCTGGTTTAGGCATTTTCTTCGGATCATTAAAACCATAAGCATTTAATTGTGCAGCTTTGTAATCCATCATGGCTTTTTCTTCTAGCTGTTGTTTTCTAATCGCAACATTTGCTTCAGCTTGTATGACTATTTCTTCATAGGTCATTGACCAGTATTTTTCTGCGGGTATTCCTGCTTCTACTGCTTTTGGATACATCTCCTGCAGCAAATCAGAAAAGGAAGAGAAGCCTACACTAGACTCTCTTCCTCGTTTTTCTCTTCCCCAACTAGGTCTTCTTCGTCCGTCGTTTCCGACTCGAAAAAACCTGCCTTCTCCATCAATTCTTGAATGACTTCGAAAAGCTTCATCATCGATCCGCCTTTAGAAATATATTCATCATAAAGTTTCGTCATATCGGCAGACTTGATGTTTGCTGTTTGGTTCGCAGAATGCAAGATAGTTAGCATTTCACCTAATCGCGGCATTTTCATTCCACCGTTGCCAGTCATCATAATTCCAAATAACGATTTACCTAATTTCTTCTCAATGTCTACCGTTGCACTTCCATCTAATACAAGGGATAGAGTTTTAGTTCCAAATTCTACTTTCATTGGTTTCATATTGTTTTTCCTCCTAAGATTTAAATAGGGCCAGAGGGTTATCTCTAGCCCATATAGTTTTCGTTAAACGTTTATGCCCAATCCGGTCCATCTGAAACAGTTACAGACAGCGTAAATTGATAGGCTCCGTTTACTTCACCAGAACCCATTTTCACAGTCACGCCGCCAGTAAATGTGCATTTCGCACCGTCAGGATAAGACAATTCAAATTTTGCTTCTTTTCCTGACGTTTGCACTGCCTTTAACTTTGTAAATACAGCTTTGTCATATAAGAAAGTGAACTCTAATGAATCCATATCTTGAATACCCGAAATATATTTTTTATTTGCGTCTTTTAGCGTCGTAACATCAACTTGTTCTGGATCTCCACCGATTTCAGGAACAGCTTGTAATCCTTCAATTTCAGTAAAGCCAGACTCGGAGCCTGATTTCATTGATAACGCCGTGCCCTTAGTTAGTAAACCGGCAAATAATTGTAAGTTCATCGGTAAAATTTTTGTTTTCTTCATGGTATTTCCTCCTTGTTATTGGTATACAAAAAGCGTTCGATTATCTACCACTCCTCGGAATGTTAGAATCGAACGCTTCAATGCATCTTGATTGCCATCATCACTGGCTGTATTCTTAAATCCAATCTCTTTCAATACTTTAATTATTTCACTCTGTATTGTAGATAGAGATTTGTTTCCGTATAAATCGATTTTTACTGTCCATTCAGTTAGTGCTTCTTTGTCGGATATATCTTTCTTGTGCGGCTTTGCCTTTGTCGAATAAATTGCAGCGGGCATATTCGACCATGTGTTAGGATACTCCGCAGATACGAGCTTCAGCTCAGCGACTTTTTTCAACTGAGTAACAATATCAGACTTTATGTTATAACGCTCTGTCATAGTTTCCTCAGTCCTTCCTTCACACGATCTTTATAAATGTCTTCGGCCATTTCAACCACTTCTTTCATTGACGGATATAGCCAAGGTCTTGCCGGCTGCCCACGAGTCATAAAGAAATCTTGTCCCTTGATAGTCACTCTTGGAATACCGTATACCATCTCAAGGTCAACAGGTGTTTTGTGTACAGGAATAAACCACCGTTCAGTAGAATAAACAGGATTAACTCCAGGCGGCAGATCTTTTGGTGACTCTGCTCCGACTGGACCTGTACCAAACTCTCGAAACAATGCTTCCATCTTGTCTGACCACACACGCCCTATTATTTTACCTTTACCATCGATCACGACTTCCTGCTTTGGAGAACCACTTAATTCACCTGATCCATACTTAATTGACGATTGCAGGTGACTTGTTGCTCTTGCCACAGTTTCATCTACAATATCGAATGTCGCTTCAAAAACAGCGTCTTCCATCACTTTAGGAATCGCTCGTATTTTTGACATCAGTCGGTCAGCACCTCTGAACTCAACGCCCATCTTCATCACCTAGTTTCTTCAAGGTCACATTACAATGAGCAGAAAATGTTTGAATGGCAACAATTTCATAGTCTGGTTCTTTATCTTTGCTCACATAAAGACAAATACCATCTTTCTCATTCTTTCCTTCTTTGATTTTGTCACCTTGATACTTGCAAGATTTGATGTATGGAAGACTTTGACCATAGACAGAAGCCATTACTTGTCCTCCTGCGGATTGAATATTCATTTGAATCTCTGTTGATTCATCTGAAAAACCTTCTTGAAAGTTTCCTTCATCATCTTGCCCAGTTAACCGCTCTTTTAAATAAACGGTTGAAAGGTCACGTTTCCTTAGGCGCATGAAAACTCACGACCTTTCCCAGCCTGTGATTATTTAAGCCCGATTTTAATTTAGGCGGAATATCTGTAATAAAGGTATGGGAGACGCCGCCTTCAGAACGAGCAGCATCTCCCTCATTTCCTTCCTGATTCCAAGCAATCACAACTAATTGTCGCGCATAGTAATAAAGGCTATCGTTCATCTGTTCGGTTGTTCGAGCGGTATAATCAAGAATGAGAGTAATCGCGTCCTCTAACATGCCTTTAATTTTAGGTCTTTCCTTTTCCTCAACATCGTCGAGACGTTCCATCAACACATCCGTGTGTTTTTCCAGTAACTCATCATTCATTTTCCTTTACCTTCTTTACTTACCTGTTCCAGTTCTACCAGAAGCCGTGACATTAGGAACATAAAGCTTATGTTTGAATTGAACAATACGAATATTTTTTGGCTCATATACACGTTCCCAATTACTTGCCGTTGCCAATTCGGCATTCGTAGGAGAAGAACCTGCGACAGATTTATTAGTAAATTTCACCCCTCTTGGATGTAACAAGAAGTGTTGGCGATTAATCAAAATATCATCTCCTGCTAAAGCATCACGATCAGTTTCCGTTGGCACAGGAGCCGCGCCGTTTCCTAAACCGATTGCTCCTTCTCCGAAAATATAAGAAGTGAACACATCTCCATCTAACGGCATACCATCATCAACAATGACACGTTTCCCCATATAAGTTGGAATTTTAGTATTGTCAGAAGCTAACAAGAATTCAATTAAGTTTTGTTTTCGTAAATTAGCGTATACTGAAGAATGAACAGCTAATGCTGTTAATTTTTCTTCTGCATCTCCCAGTTTGTAAGAAGCATTGATAAATGTTTCCCCTGTAAATGCTGCATCATTTCCAGTTTCAGCGGAAATATCTAGACTATTTCCAGCCATTTTAGTTGATGTTCCTCCGAACACACCTTTCAATATAGAAAGCAAAGTTACTTGTTGACGACGCGCCCAATAAGCGGCAACTAAATCACCAATTGCTCGCATAGGATCATCACCAGAAAGTGCTTTTGCTAAATCGTTCGCTTTCCAAGCTTTACCACGCATCAATAGAACCGCCTGATCTTGATTCGCGGTGATTTTATCCGTTTCTAATGGATTCGTATCAGATAAGACTTCGTCTTCACCAGTTAAATCAGCCCAAAAAGGCATGTTGATTAGTTTACCACCGGCACTAGCTAGAGCATCTAGCTCCGGATTATGGCTTACAATACCCGATTGGTATAAAGCTGATAATTCAGCTGTACGCTCGATTACATACTTATTAAAAACTTCTGGAACAATAACATCTTCAATTTTTGTTTTTTTAGCGAAAAACTGTAAATTCATTTTTAATTTATCCACGATTTTATCCTTCTTTCTTATTTATTGGCTTGAGCCATTAGCACTTTTGCCCGCTCTGGATCTTCTTTCAAAATCTGACCTTGTTTTGTAAGGTTGAGTGTTTCCTTTTTCCAAGGGTTAACTTCTGGATTTGTTGCATCCCCCAAAGGATTATCAACACTATTTTTTAGTTCTTCTTTCACTTTCTTTTGTAAGGATTTTTCCCAAGTTCCCACAGCTTTTTCCCACGTTGTTTTCAATTTGTTATATGCAGTTTGACATTTATCTGCATCTGACAAATCTAAAAGATCAACTAATTCAACAGGTAAATTATCCTCTGTTAACTGCGTAATTGACTGCGCTCGTAATTCACGCATATTTAGTTCCAATTCTCGCTGATCTAATGCCGCTTCACGCTGTTGGCGATCATAATCCGCTTTTTGTTCAGCATTCATTTGCGCCATTTTTTCAGCTTCTGTTTTCGCATCTTGCCGAACCTTTTCCAATTTCTCATCAAGTTTCGATTGCCATTTTTTGTCATTATTTTCCAAAGCCGTATTGACTGCTTTAGAAACTGCAGCATCAAACTCAGGATTTCCAGCTTCATATGGATTCCTGATTTGTTCGGAATTCTGATCTGAGGGTTGTTCTTCAGCAAAAAGTTGCAGGTCTAATTTCATTAGTAAATTTTTCAATTCAATCTCTCCTATCCCAATCAGTCCTAGCGCACGCAAAAAAAGCAGCCCAGTTTAACCAGTCCACTTGATTTTTGATTGATAGACCCAATCAGTATGTTTGATATTTTCGAACAGTTTAACGCCATATTCAGGGCAGTTAATTATTTTTTTCTGTAATTCCGAAGCTTCTTTTTCTGAAGCTCAATTTCTTTTTTAGAATATCGTTGTTTTAACTTATTCATCCAATCATCATATGTTTCTCTTTGTTCCATGGTAATTGTTTTTCCGCTGATCGGATCATGGGCTATTCGTTTGCCTGTTAGTGATCGTTTGCCAATAATAGCAACAGCAACAGTTCGACACCAAGGATGAAACGGTGGATACGTTCCGGCTTCCCCATTAACAACAGCTTCGGAAACAAGATAAATCTTTCCGTCTTTCTTCTGGCAAATTTCAGATGTTCTTAAATCTAATACAGCAATCAAACGATACTCTTTTACACCTCTGTCTCGCCATGCTTTGAGCTTTGCTTGATTTGCCATATAATTGGCCTCGGTTCGTATTAAACGCTGAGCAACACCAATTGAGCGGTCAAATTCAGTCGCTATCGCTTTAGCCATTTCAAACTCGGACATCCCTGTCATAGACTCAACAGTAAATAACTCTTCAAGACGTTTGGCCAATGCTTCAGTATCTTTCCAGATACGTTTTGAATAATTTGAACCATGCCAATGAGAATCAAGAATATTCTTGGTGTACTTAGTTGAAAGCTCCTTGAATTCGTAATCAGTCGATCGAATATCAGGATCATTCCACACCTCAATCGGTACGTCACGTTTTTGCGTCTGTTTAGATGCTTCTATTTTTGAACCATGCTTTTTTCCATTCCGAACACTGATGATCTGATCAGATTTTGTTTGCTCAACTTGCCTTATGATTGTTTCGGCAGTTGTCTCATTATACGAATCGTGAATAACATCAATATAAAATTCAGTCGATTTATCTAGTTGCACAGAAGCAATCTGTTTGGAAACTAAAAAAGACTTGGCTTTCAAGTCTTCAGCTCGTGTTATTCGCTCTTTAAATGCCAATCCATTCAATCGTTTTCTTGCGGACTCTTGAAGTTCAGGATGAGAAACATCATCAGCAAGCTTTCTCAATTCTACTAACTCATCAGGTTGAACAGTTTGATTAAGTAACGCTCTTGTTTCTCCCTCATCCATTCCAGAACGTTGTTTCGCTCGACTAAATAGTTTTCTAACTTGCCTCGTCAAATAACTTTGAGCCTGTCGATAAGCTACAATTATCTTTTGTTCGACTTGTTTCGCAGCGTCATTAATTTTTTTCTCTTGCTTAATCCCTCGATCGAGCCAGTAGGAATCATCTTGTTTTTTCGGCAACTAACTTCCCCCTATCAAAGTTTTTCTGTAGCAGTCCCGGTGGACAAATCATCAAAACCCGACTACGAGAAACTGAAACAGACTCTGCAAACTTGATTGCTTCATCTCTAGAATGAAAAGTTTTTGAATACCCATGGACAGCATACTTCATGTTTGCTGTCCATTTTTTAGATACTTCAACAGAAACATAATTAGGATAGTTTTGTTGAATATCATACAAACCGCATAATAACGCTTCGACTAACGCATTATCAATCTCATCCGGATTAAGAATGGAAACTTTCTTGTCTTGCAACTTCACGTACGATTTACAAAGTAATTGATTAGTAATCGTGATAAAAAGAGTAGACACACCAGCGCAAACGATATCTTTGCCCGGTTCAGCGTAGTGAGCATGACCAGTAATCTCATAACTAATATACGAGCCGTTACTCTTTATGAACGTTGCTTTGATCATCGTCTTCCTCCTCAGGTGGTTCATCTAAATCCGAATGACTGTCTTCTGCTTGAACGCCCATCACTTTCTTCTGTAGCTCAATTTTTTCTTCCTTTTCTAGATTCAATTGTTCAATTACTTCATCGACATCATCAATATCGGGCAACCACGACAATAAAATTTTTAGTGGCAAAATCCCTGCGTTATAAGCAGTCACAATCTGATTGATTATGTCGCTCGTGTTAATTGGGAGATTAGGTTTTAACTTAATTTTCACTCCTGAAATATCTATCTCTGGCTCTGTGTACCTCAACACTGTTGAAAATATTTCTAAGCGTTGCCTTAATCCCTTAATCATGTATCGAGACTTCACAGACATTAATTGCAACAAACCAAACAATTTATATTTCATTGCCTCACCCGAAACGTTTCCCGCGAACTTCTCATCATTCATATTTGGAACATACGTTACTTTATGAATGTCATCTAGGATTGCATCACGCAACAAAGTCACACTTGATTCATCTAATGCTTTTGTTAGATAGCTTGCAGCTGTATCAGATTTTGAACCTGGAGCTTGGAGCATTTTTTCTTTCTGAAGCTTTTCACCATCACCGTCTTGGAGAACAAACCCCTGAATAAAAAGAATCGCATCAACGAACGCTTCTTTGTCGTTCAGTCGATCCGATTGTAATAAGTTATATGCGTCAATTAATGAGATTGCTTGCTCAAAGTCCCCCTGCTTTTCTTCATTGTTTCTGTACTCAATTACAGGAACTCTTCCAAAATAGTGTGGTAAAGCTTTAACTAACTGATAGGAGCCAAATCCTCTCGATTCAGTTCTATACGTAAGTATCCGATCATCACTGTAATACTTAACAATATAATGGCTAATGCCACCTTGCAAAGTGAATACTGGTTGATAGTGAATCGCAAATAGCGGATTTTTGTCGATAGTGTCATCAGTAACTAAAAAAATCCCTCGTGGATCAATACATTTTATAGATAATTCTGCCTCATCTTTCAAATAAATTAATTCATAACCTATTCCAAAGGTCGATAAATCTTTTTCTAATTCCGTGTCATGTGAAACAATATCAATACGATCATACTCGTCAAGAATAGGCGACAAATCAACTTCTCCAGTTCCTGAATAAGCAACAGGATTGCCAACCATAAAACCAACATTCATATCAACTACATACTTCGCATGGTTGATCAGTACTTTGTTGTTTGGTGCAGATTCGTTTTCTTTTTTTCGTTTAAGTATCTCTTGATTACCATCGTAGTAATCAGATAACTTCTCCAAACGCTTTAGCTGTTTCTGATGTTCCTGCAGGCAGTAATTTAAAAGCTCTGTTGAAGGCGAACGTAAATCCCCAGCTATTTCCCTATTTACCACAATTGCCATAAAACTTTATCCCTCCTTATAGTCCAATTTTCGCTTTATTACCAATCACTGCAACACGATTATTTAGTATCGTATACACGAAGTACCTCAATGCATCACATGCATGATCAAACTGCTTGATTGGTTTATCTTCGCCTCGTTCTCCGGCTTTTTCATCCCAAATATAGGATGCAAATTCAATAAATAAATTTTTGCATCTATCTGTAAAATATATTTCCCCTTGATTCATTGCTGTTTGTGTAGCTCGTATTCCGTCCAAAACATCGTTTTTCGCTTTTATTACTTTAAAACCATTTTTCTGCAATTCTGCAATAAAAGAGGCCGCTGACGGGTCGACAATAATTGTGGCTTTTCTATCAGCAAGAAATGATTTAAGCTCTTGACTATATTCAGCATCTGTTTTTTGTCTTGAAGAATCACGACCAGAATAGTAATACTCATCTATGCAATACCATTGTTTACCATGCTTTGCCCACAATAAAAAGACTGTGGCATTTTGAGTACCATAGTCTATCGATACATAATATTGACTTGCTGAAATATTTTCCGGTGGTTTTTTCACCATTTTATCTTTATCGAAGTTATCGTAAATGATTCCCTCTGAAAGAACCCACAACCCTCGAATAAAACGATCGTAGAATACACCGCTATACATTCGCTTATATCTTTCGATAACTTTTTGACTTAACGAAGGATTATCAGTCATTTCAAAATGAATCCGAATCGCATTCTTCTCGGTTAACTTGTCAATCCATTCTAGTTTGAACCAATGATGCGGGCCTGCTGGGTTACAGTTAAACCAATACTTTGAACCTTCAATATTACAACGAGCTGTCGCTTGATTAACGAATGATTGTGGCATAAGTGCAACTTCATCAAAAAAGAAACCAGCGGCGGTTAATCCTTGGACTAAATCTTGGGAAGCTTCATCTTTTCCACCAAAAAGAAAAAAATAATTGGTGACATCGTTTTTGCTGATTTCAATAATATTGTCGGTTCGATTATCCTTAACGACATAACCACGACCTCGCAGCATTCGCTTTAACGGACGAATAACATTCCGTCTTAATGATCCAATCGTCTTGCCGGCCATTCCAAACTGTTCTTCATTGAATGAACACATAGCCCAGATAATGAATGCCAATGACATGATGACCGTTTTACCCGCACGAACTGACCCATCGCAAATGATTGCTTCTTTATCTTTATACTTCGGGTTCTCCCACCAAGACAAAACTTGCTTCTGCCTTTTTGAAAATGGTCTAAACTTAAAAACCACCTTCATCTTAGATTTATGTTTCGATGTCGTCATCAGACCACACCTCCGGATCATTCGCTATTCCTTTGATTGCTTCAACAAATCCATCATCACCGATCTCGTCTTGTTCAAACTCACCATTCTGAATCTTCAGGCGACGAATTTCAGCTTCTGCTTTTTCTTTTTGCTTATCAAACAATCCAGCTCTATGATTATTCATTTCTAGTTCGGCCAATTGCTTAATTGATCTGGATAATTGATTACTAATCCTAGTCAACGCCTCTTCGATAGACAATATATCGTCGATCTTTCGATACGTTTTTCTTGTTACCTGAACATCTTTTAGAACCTCATACTTAATTTCAAGCTTCTTCCCGTCATGTTCGACAGGCGTTTTGACTTTCCTTAATTGTTGAAGGCGTTCGATTTCTTCATCGTTTAATCCTGTTTCTGCATCTTGTATTCTTTTCATCATGCGCCGTTGTCTGATTTGCAACATTCGAACTTCTCCAGACAACACAAAAAAAGGATCATCATTCATAGTTGAATAAAGTTCCTTTTCCTCCTCACTTAAAGTATCAAAATATATTGACTCAAACTCCCCAGTTTTAAGAGCATTCTTATTTCTTAAAGGCGGTGAAGCTCGGCTGTTTCCTTTATTCCCTTTAGCATTTTTGTTTCCTGTAGGAGCGCCGCCTCTGTTTGTAGTACTACAATCATTTTTTGCAGTACTACAATTATCGTTTTGTAGTACTGCATTCCATTTATCTCTCGATTTCCAAGCGGAGATCGTTTTTTCGGGAACAGAAAGTTTTTCGGCAATTTCCCGATTAGTTATTGATCCATTAGACTTTTTAAATAACTCAAACGCTTCGTCACGTCTAGGATCACGTTTTCTTGCCATTCATAAATCACCACCTCACATTCCTTTAGGTTGAGTTTTGTTTCCAGATTTTCATTCTACTTAAATGCTTGGCCAATCCTTGTTGAATTTGAGTATCAAAAAAGAAGCCTTTTCCAAGATAGATCAATTTGCAATGATCAATCTCTACTGGCGTTGCCTCTCTGATCATTTCTACAATCGAATACTTCGCCTTCATTTGAACAGACATGACTACACGTCTATGCTGTCCTTTCATTGGCTTCGGATATTTATTGTTTAATGACACGTACCAGTAAGTTTTCATTGCTCTATCCCTTTCTGCGTTGCAATGTAAGCGTTATTATTGTATGCTTTATGTATAAATTGTTTACGTTTCACAGATAGATCGCTGCGGAAACAGCGGTCTATTTTTGTGTGTTGAAATACATGGCCAAGGATGATATATTTATAGTTACTTGTTACACTAAAGGGCTGCTGCGGAAACAGTGGCTCTTTTTTGTATTGCTATGTAAACGCTATGATGTTATACTTGTCTAACAACCCTTTAACATCTTTTTCATTTAATTCCTGACCACTATTACCCGGTAGTGGTCTATTTTTGTGAGCAAAATAAAACAGCCTCACGAGGAGACTGCTGTCACTAATCCATTACGCCTACCAAACAATCGTTTCACTCGATCTAACACTTGCTTCATAGCAATCACTCCTCAAAAGTATTTCAAAATAAAAAGACCGCCGAAGCGATCTCAATTGATTTTCTTTATTCACATGTTATAATAGATATAGAAAAAGGACGTGCTGCAAACACGTCCATGTAGAACCGTTAAAAAGACGGTAGCTGAATATTAAGAAGATAATCATCTTAACTCTCGCTAAAGTGTTAAAAGATGATTATTTTTTTGTGTTCGTGTGATCTGTAATCAGCAACACTAACGTCGCAAATGCGATCATCAGCGACAACGCTTGATAAACAGACATGCCTACTCCCTTCTAGGGATAAAGCTATGAACCATAGGCATCACCCCTTTATTCAAGAGATTAGCCACCATCTTTTCACTTTTCTACGCAAATATTATACAAAAAGACTAATAATCATGCTAGTATGTTTTAATTTAACAGCAAAAAAGAACGTGATGTACTCACATCCTGTAGAGTTGTTAAGATGAGTAAGATCGTTTTTTGAATTGTTTAAAAGAATCATTCAGATATATCATTTTTTAACTTGTGCAGAGTCATAAAAATGGAGCTACTCATCTTAACTTCTCTACGTTAAATATTATACAAAAGAACATATTCGAAATCTATAAATTTTAATAAAAATTATTTGATAACAATAGACAGCACAGCGAACTTTCAACGGAAATGAAACTTTTCAACTCCATTCATTATTTATTTTTTGTGCCGTCTAGTATTTATCGTCTTGCAAACGATCGAAAAAATTGAAACGAAGAGGAGCTTCCTCCTTTCAAAATTTTCTATGCTAATAAAATATCATGCCTATTTCAATACTTCCATACACAAAATGAGTGCACATTTAGTGAATGTTGAAATTTTCAAAAAAGGGAAAGTTGCTGAGTTTTTCTCCTTTTTTCATCGTAGTATTCAAGCTCTTCTTTTTTTGCTTTTCTATCTAAATGGCGAGCCTCGTAATCATCAATAAATTGAAGCTTACTTCTGATTTCCGCATGCTTTTTTCTTATGTAAGAATCGCTATATCCGGTTTCTTCCACTATTTCTTCCAAAGTTAATCCCTCAATGTACTTCATACGAACAATTTCATTTTCGACTCCTTTGAAAGATTGAATAATGACCAACATTTCCTTTTGTTGTTCTTCTAACAATTCAATCTCATTTTCAATTTGAGTAATATTCTCTTCGAGCAATGACGATCGAGAGTTTTTTTCTATACGTACTTTCGATAAATCACCAGTTGTCCACCGAATCAATTCAAGTTTACTTTTATTCAGATTCCACTTTAAGTAGAGTAACTGTTCTTCCAAATCTTGATAATCCCTTAACCATTGAAATCTCACAATCGCCACTCCTTATGGTATAATTATCTTGTCAGTTTTTATTCATAAAGAGGCGTTGGGAACTTTCCCAGCGTTTTTTTGTACGATCTTGAAACGGAAAAATGAATTTGATAAACTTTTAGTGTGAGCTGGTTTCTAATTTTTCCATATTACCCGAATTTTTCTAGTTCACAAGCCGCTGTTTTTTTACTCAGCGGCCTTTTTTTCTTACTTATCTCTGTGTAAAATAAGAATTGGGCTAGTAATTTTCTTGAAGTTTGAGACCGACAATTTTGATACTGCACTAGCCCAACGAGTTAGGTTAAATAAAAAAACAACCCACTTATTATAAGCACAACTACCTAACTCAGGGACCACTGATATAACTATTCAGTGGTCTTTTTCTATGGTATCATCTAAATGAGCTAGTTCTTTCCTTTCTAATTTTCGTTAACGTCAAAACCTATTTCATCTAGCTCGTAGACCGCTTTTTTAGTGGTCTATTTTGTCTAACGAAAACCAGGCATTATACCTTTCAAATTCATAAAACCTAGGCTTCTTAATTTATTTTTTTGTTATTTCACTTTGATTCACATAGGTGTACAATATATTTGAGCTAGAAAAATCCATAAATAATCCAAGAATACTACACTAGCTTAGGGACTGCCATATGAAAAAGCGGTCCTTTTTATGATACAATTATGAAGAGCTGATATTTTCTTTTGTTGACTACAAACAACTTTCGCAATCGGCTCATTGACCGCTAACTGACTGCCTAGCGGTCTTTTTTTATTGCGCTACTAGGTGTACAATAGTGATGAGCTGGCCCCTCCTTTTTAATCGGGTTAAAAGCATATTTCAATCAGCTCACGACCGCTGACCAATCCCCAGCGGTCTTTTTTGTTACAAATTATTTATAACTTATTTCTTCTTAACTACCGTTCGCGCTTGAAACTAAAACGGTTACTTGTTACGCTTTTGGTGTCTTTTGAGAAGACACCAATTGTGCGCAGCTAGGTTCCCCACCTAGCACTAGACTGCCGTTTCATACCGCGGCAGTCTTTTTTCTGCTATCGCTTCGGTTACCGGAAAGTCTTTCCAGCTTTTATCTCTATTTTCAAGGTTCCAACAATAACTGATAAAACCAATAATCTCTTTAAAAAGGATCATCGTTGCAGCGAATAGTTCTTCGAAAAACTTGCTCATTCCGCCACCTCCTCCAAGTCCCGTTTCATGAACCACAGAGATTCACCATTCTCAAACTCAAGCCGAAAGGCTATAAGAACTCCGATCTCAACATCCACGCAAGTTCCAATTGATCCTTTTGGAACAATACTCGGATAAATTGTTTTATATTTTTTATTGATCATTCTCTTACCTGCTCTCTCTCATTTAGGTGATGAACAATACTTATTGCATTTGAATATGCGATAGCTCTGTTTTCATATGCTTGCCACATACCATATCCAACAAGGCATCTTTCTTGGGCTTCAATCGCCTCGTCATATTTCTTCTGAAGTTCATCTAAAACTTCTTGCTTATCCATCTCTCACACCTACACTTTCTCAACTGTGCCACATTCAATCAATGTAACAATCGCATTCGCTTTATCTTCGCTATCAAATCTCATTACTTCGCCGCTTAAACCGTAGACGAGATGAGGCTGTAATTCATCGAAAAAGTCAACAAAGTACGCTGACCCATTGTCTTCTATCTTAACCACCCACTTTGGCTCTTTCTCGACCTCGTCTGGAATATGAAGTTCAGTAAAATGTGTCTTATACTTTGGAAAATCGTCATCTAGTGGTGTGCCACAATATGGCGGCTCTTCTACTGGGAAATCCCACCACAAGCAATCTCCTAAATCTTCATCCCAATGTTTTGCCAACCTAGCTTTGACTTTCTGCGGTTCGTCTAGTTGTTCAATTAGCAATACGACTTTGTCCATACATTCGTCATGTCCGATTTCATAATCTCTTGAAAAGGCACTGTTGTATCCCTCAAGCGCTTTTACTTTTTTAATCAATTCTTGTTTATTCATTTCATACCTCCTTAATTCTATGTGATCAAAAAATCGATTAATGATCACATAGATTCTTACTTGATAGGCTGAGTTAGATGAACTTTTTAATATCCAACTCAGCCATTAACATCTCCGTTTTTGGCATTACAAAGACTTCGCTATACTTTAAAAACTCAGTTGATTCATTTCGAATGAAATAGACTTCTTTGAATGTTCGTTCCAAGCTATCGCCGTGCAATATCACACCATTCATCCCACGGATCGCCATATTGAAGATTAAGAACGGAACGGCTCTATCTGACAGCTCTTCTACTTGATACCAATAGGCCCTTGAATCTAACCTATGTTCGCAAGCTTCAGCTCTGTTCTGATCCCATGCACTGATCAGTAAACCGCCTGACCCTGCTGCTGATTCGAAATAGGTTCTTGAATTTCCAGTCAGTTTATTTAAAAGCTCGGCCATTGGTAATGGAGTAAAATCTTGATTAAATCTCTTACGTTCTGAGTGTTCTTCTTGGAAGTAATCGACAAACCAATCACGATCCAGTTCTTGTTCGATCTTCAAGAAATCATCAAATAATTTGACCCTATCGTCATTATCTAGCATCTTTTTTAAAAGTGATTCAGGCGCTTTGTAGCTGTCATCTACTTCCAAAAGGTTATTTACTATTTTCGCAGTTAACATAAAGTCGCCTCTCATTAATTTCTCTAATTTGTTTGGTTCTCATTTTGTATGGAACAGGCTTGCAGTAGATTTTGTTAATTATCAAAAATTTTACTAATGAAGCCTCATTGATATTCAATTCTTTCGCTATTTCAGGTCTGTAATATCCCTTCTGTATGAGTTCAATAATCTTGTCCTTATGAACGGTAATCGGTCTGATAGTCCTCAGTTCTAATATTTTTTTTCGTTGATCCACTGCTGCGCATGTTCGCCCTAAACGTTTTGCTAACTCATTATTTTTCATGACACGATAGTTTTTTCTAAGAAATTCATCTTCTTTTTCTGACCATTTCCTTTTCAGGCATCGAACATTGCTATCTTTTTTTCGCAAGTATTGTAGTCGTGATACAACAGCCGCTTTTGATCTATTCAAGTATTCAGCCGCCTCTTGAATGCCCGAATCGCCCTCATAAGCAAAATATTCTAGATAAACGTCTTCATCTTCAGTCCATCTACTTGCCATGCTTGATCACCTCGCTATGCAATCTGCATCAGAACGCTCATCATTTTTTGATCGTCTTTTCTCTTTAGTTCGTCTAAAACATGAGCGTATGTCTCTTGTGTCACTCCAACATCCGCATGCCCTAGTCGTGCCGATATTGTGTTGATTGATACACCTTCAGCTAAAAGAACACTGGCATGTGTATGCCTCAAGGCATGCAACGTTATTTCTGTAATGCCTAATTCTCTACATTTTGATAATAAATAGTTGCCGTATGTTGAATTATGCTGCCTTTTGTAGTGACCATCTGCCAATTTCTCAATAAAGATAGGCTCGTTCGGTTCTAGACCTTCTATAAGCGGTTTGAACTGTCCGACGATCTGCCAATCAATAGCGATTTTTCGAATGCTACTTTCGGTTTTAGTCGTTTCAAAACCGCCATTAAATTTTTTGTAATTCCACGTTTTATTTATGCTTAATTGATTCGTTGACCAATCAAAATCTGCTGGTGTAATAGCTAAACCTTCTGCGAAACGCATTCCTGTTTTAGCTAGTAGTAAGATGAACCAATCTTTATTGATTCCGTGCGTTAAATCTAACGAATGAAGTAGTTTAGTTAACTCTTCTTTTTGTAAGAATTTCATGCGTTTTTTTCCTGGTTCTTTTCCTTTAATTACAGCACGATACGTCGGGTCTTTATCAAGTACGCCATCGTGAAACGCGTCCAAGATGCAACCCTTGATTGTGTGGTGGAAATCAACGGTAGTTTGTTTCTCGTGCGTTTTTGCATACTCGTTAATGATTTTTTGATACTCAATGCGATCAAAATTTGACATGAGTAGTTTCGGGCAAATATTTCTCAGTTGCTTACCAGACATATAATACTTATTAAGTGTCACTTGTTTTATTGCCCCGACCTTGTAGGTCTCAACCCATTGATCAAAATAGTCACAAAAGAGTATTTCTTTTTGTTTTTTTCTCGTCATAGGTGCTCCTTCTAATAAAATTGGCTTGGTTTAACGATTCTTTAAGACCATTTCTTTTATATCTTTGATCTCTCTTAGTCGCCCTTCCTTAAGTCCATACATATATCCTTGTCGCCAATCATCAATATTATTTGGCTCAGTTTTTGAGAAATTATCAAATGCATCTTCACTCTGTCGTTCTCTTTCATTCAACAATCTAAGTATGTCCTCCATACTATTTCTCCTTCCTACTTAATAGGCGTGGTTACCGGAACTAAATTTTAGTCCACTCCAACACCACATCATCTTCTCTTTCAGTGGTATCTCGCCAAACATGATCGACGGTACCATTGCCCAAATTAATCATTACCAATCGGAGTGGATAGCCCATTTCGTCAAATTGTATGACATTGGAGCGTTCTATTACTTCGAACTGTTCGCTGTTTGGTTTATAGGCCTTCTTGCTGTTTCTCAGTAATCCGTTAAGTTCTATACTCATAAAGTTTCCAGCTTGCCATATCCCACCGTAAAAAATGAAACTCGCCCAACAAATAATTAGTGCGGTGTTTAAAGCAAAACTGATAACGTCAAAAACTATTTTGATAATGTTCATTCGCCGTCCTCCCGTAGTAAAGTTTTCTCGCAGAAACGTTGCATCTGTGCCATGCATATAACTTTGTCAGGCATATCCAATTTTTGGAAGCTTAAAGTGTATTGAACCGTGATACCACCGTTATTCCGTTTCCAAAATTCAGCCATCGATTGAAAGTTCTGCATGATTACATATTTCTCTCCATCTAATCGCCCTATTTGAAAATCGCATGTATTGTCTGTGTTCATAAAAACCTCCTTGATAGTGGTCGTTAGCTTACTTCCCAAAAAGGAGTAGCTTTGTAATACTTTCCAACTTCTCGATTTAATGATCTGACCATGCTTTCTAAAACAGTTGACCTTGTTCCAAGAGTTACATTTTGTTTTTTAGCTTTTTTCACACTTTTTATTCCGATTCCCGTTTCTCGAAACACTAAAATTCCTTGATGGTAATATTTCCATCCTAGTGAGTCATCCTTTTGAATGATCTCCCATAAATCTTGCGTTATCACTAAGTAGTTGTAGTCACCAATAAAAGTTTGACTAGCCTTACTTTTCAAGTCTGATAAAGTGACTTTGATTTCATAACAACGGATTGTGTTGTCTGTGGAGTATGTCATGAAATCAACTCGCTCTTTTCCAAACCATCCAATAGTTACCTCAAAGCATCCGAAAACGCCTTGCTTATTCGTGTGATACCAAACGCATTTTTCGGCTTGTCTAGTCAAGTCTGTCTTCAAATCCTTTTTTCGCCTCCATTGTTTCCTCCGATAATGTATAAAACTTTTTCAAACATCTTAACGCAATTGCGTTGACAAACTAACGCATATGCGTTACACTATAAATGTAGATAAGAGATAACCCATTTGAAAGGATTTGACCAACATGAACAAAAACGAAATTGCACACAACATTACAGGAACTTATGAAGTATCTAGAACAATCGCTGTAAATTACAAAATCGACTATGTTGAAGGTCAAATCATTACTCTTGATAAAGCTGAATCTTGGACAAAAGCTGGTATGTTCACACCTGAAACATTTGGCGAATACGAATACACTTTTATCCCTGAAAACAAAGTTGCTGGTCACGAAGTCGATTACGACAACGAAGAAGAATGTTCCGAACTTGGTTGCGAAGACTGTGATCAAGAGTGTGAAGTGTTATTGCCTGCCGGAACAAGATTCGTTATTACAAGAGTTGCTACTGATTTAGATTTCGAAGAAATGGGTTACTACGAAATCACTATTAAATTCATTTAGAAAGGACGTTAACTATGCAATACTCCGTTTATCGATTTATTGAAGATGATCTAAAGACAACACCGAATAAATTTGCTAAAGCTATTGGATCAAAACAATCTACTTTTTCAACATGGAAATCTCGGGAAAAATCTGTTAATGAGCTTCCAATCCAACTCTTAGTTGATTTAGTCGCTGAATCGGGACTTCCGTATGAAGAAGTCATTAACAAGCTAATGAAATACGAGATTGACTACGAGACTGAAAAAGCTGGGATTGATCTCAATGGGTAAATTTATTGATCTATCAAATCAACGCTTTGGTCGCCTTCTAGTTATTGAACGAAACGGCACTGACAAATATGGTCATGCCACCTTTCTTTGTAAATGTGAATGCGGAAACGAGAAAACCGTCGATAGCGGTTCACTACGAAACGGACTCACCAAATCATGCGGTTGTCTTCAAGCAGAGAAAGGTCCTCCTGCAATCAAAGCACGGCAAGTAGTAAAAAATGGGATCAAGCCATCTTACTTCCAAACTGATAAACCACAATCAAACAGCCAATCTGGTGTTCGTGGTGTTGTTACTTACAAGCAAGCGGGTAAACTAAAATATCGAGCTGTTCTTACTGTGAACGGTACTGTTTATCAAAAGGCTGGTTTCAAAACGATTGAAGAAGCTGCTGAATATCGTAAATATCTAGTACAAAAATATTTACCTAAAGACTAGCCTAGCTGGTCTTTTTTCTACGTGATAGCCCCAGTTAGCAGAACTTTTATTTCTCATTAACAACGGCTGTACTAGCACCGAGATAAATAATGTGAAGCTTACCCTTTTCATCAATGTACTTCACGCGATAATCGTTTACTTCAACATCGAACTTACCTGAGTCTTCATAAACCACTTTGCCTGTTTGGTCTGTAATGACGACCTCTCTTTCAAGACCGTTGCCTAATTCACTGGACCAACTCTTTTTCAAACGATCCCAACTAGCACATCCTGATAAAGCCAAAGCGGTAATAATTAATACTGCTGTAATTTTTACTTTGTTCAATTCGTATTCCTCCTAATTTTTGTCCAAAAAAATACAAGGCTTACTGCTAACCGATCCTCATATCGTCAGATTTAACGAACATGCCGTTGATCATTTTGCCGTCTCGCCCTTTGATTTCTCCATAAGCGTGCATCACGCACTCATACAGGCTCATATCGTTCTGCAAAGCTAGATTGAGTAAAATGTTATGACCGAATCACCTATCGCGTCTCTGAGGGCTTCTTTATCGTCCCTGACGACAGCCGCTGACGTTTCACCGATCTCCTCGTACAGTTTAAGCATCTGTTTTTGAGGATCTGCTTTATTGATTCCGCGTTCTTTCGACCACTCTTCGATCATTTGTATTAGTTCGTCCATCATGTTCTCCTAACTCTTTTCGTACGTATTTTCGGATTCAAATTGTATTTTCTCCGACAAAATGCGATCACTTTAAAATCCATTTTTAATTCGTCTCGAATTTCTTTGCTTAACTTCTTTTCAAGCAACATCTTTACGACAGCAGCCTCTAAACCTGGGCGTTTGTCTAAATAGCGTTGATACTTTTCATCGTCGCTCATTACAACCGGTTCACGATATTCGATAATTCCCAGCAATTCATCCCGACGTTTTACTTTTTCTGGATCATTGAACCACTCTGGATTTAGTTCCTCGTCAGTTAGCATAAAAAGTTCACGTCTAGCCTGTCGTTGTTCTGGTGTTTTCTTACGCCTCATGCGGTCACCGCCTTACGTTGCAATCTTTGTAGCATCTCTTTTGCACGTTTGCGCCATTCGGAATACTCTAGCTTTTGCAACGCACTGTATTCGTATCGCCCGTTATAAACCGCTAGCCAATAAATCTCCATGTATCGACAAAAACATTCGTTCGATTCTTTGGTGTCTAGTTTCGTTTGCTCCATGGTCTTTTCAAAGCGTTCTTGTGTTCCCCTCAACTTTTCTCGATAGTCATCGGGTAACAACGAAGTGATTGCGTCTGCCAATTCTAAATCAGTCATTCTATCACTCCCCCAGACTGTGAACGTATTGTTCTAATGCTTGTCGGTCACGCTCATTTAGGCGCTTCTTAGCGACATACTCATCGAACGTCATATTTGGCGAAAAGCGGAGTTCCTGCTCGTAATACGTGTACAATGTCTCGCCGTAGTTTGTTACTTGCTTGAACGAGTTGCGGCTCTTAGTCTTATTGCTTGGCTTAGCATAATGACTTTCAAGCTGGCGCTTCACTTTCTCAACGGTATCTAATTGCTTGTTTTCCCAGCTTCTTAGCACAGCGTCAAGATATTTATAGCTTCTAGCGCCATGCTTCAACATGTCATCAATCGCTAAAATGATAATTTCGTCCTGACCTCCAAAGTCATTTACCCAATGCTGAATGGATTGAGTAATGAATGGTGCTTCTGCTGGGTTGACTTGATTGAGCCAATAACGCACAGCACTATCTTCTGAATTTTTAGTAATACTAGTTTCAGAAGCTTTAGTTTTATTTACTTTAGTTTTATTTACTTTACTTTGTGGATTAATGTCTACATTAACTCCCTTTACTTGTGAGTTATTGTCAGCATTAATAACGTATTGTGTTGGTTTTGGCATTTTCCTTCTTTTCGTTGCTTCAAAATAGTTGTCTTGGATTTTTTTGCTGGTCAATACCTTAGCCGAGTTAAACAGGTCTTTATTAAAAAATTCCCATGTAACTAAGCGGTTGACAACTTGCTCTAACAAATCCTTGCTGGTGCCCGGTAGTCTTTTCAAAAGTTTAGCTTTGGTCAGGTCATTCCATACAACGAAGTATCCTTTTTCATATACCGCGCATAACAGTTTGATTACTGCAAGCTCACCTTTGATACCAAATTCACCAGCAATGGCTTCTATTTTTTCATCTTCAAAAATGTGAACATCAAGAGGAAAATAATCAAGACCGTTCTTTGTTGGTCTTGCCACAGCTTCACCTCCAATTCAGAGGGAGAATTATCTCCCTCGTTATTTAAGTGGTGGCTTTGTATCATCAAATAAAGCCGTCTGTTCTTCTGTTTGATCATTTGATTGATCAATAATAGGCTCCGCTTCTTTTCTTTCAGAGCCATCTTCTATTTCTGTCTCAGAAATGATGCTGCCATCTTCTGTAACATCATTAACAATCGTTTCGTCAGTAATCGTCGCTTTCTGCATCTCAATAGATAATATTCCCCATTTAGAAAGCATATTTCGTAATACTGTCTTCTTGGCCATAGCATCGTAATCGTTTTTCCATCCAAAATCTGATTTGCTAAACTTCTGTTTGTGCCGTTCGATTTCTTGCTTCGTCCAATAAACAGTCTTTTTGAATCCGTTTAGTAACTCAAAATATCCTACATAACCGATTACCTGATTTGACTGTCGTCCGCTTTGATCAAACTCAAATTCTTCTGTTAGACGATTCCAACCTTTCAATTCACCTTCATAGACTTCAATCACATTAAGTGCTTTATACTGTCCTGATCGTTGGGCTAATTGAATGTATCCTTTGTATCCGAGCTGAAATTGAGCTTTTCCACGATAAGGAACGATCCATGCATAACCTAAATTTTTATCTACAGGTAAATCTAATGATGCTGCTACCATTGCACTAGTTATAATGCTCATAGGTTCTACTGAAGATAAATAGGAATCATTGCTTACTAAATTAAGAACACTGGCCATAAAACCATCTGACTTATCTTTTAATACATCTTCAAATTTTTTTCGCATCGTCGGCGTATTCATTAATGCTTTCAGACCCAATTTGCTTGGATTAACTTGCTTCTGACTATTTTCTGCAAGCTGATTTTTTAACGAACTGTTCGTTGCCATATTAGCCAATCTCCTTTTCAACTAATTTTTTATAACTTGATGTTTTGTATATGCTGGAATCATTTGCAACTTCAGGGTATTTCTCAGTCAATAGTTTCTTGTCTAATGTCATTCTATTTTGTTGTTTCCAAGAGATGACATGTTTAGGAGAAATCCCTATTACTGCATTCCTTTTCCCTAGCTCTGATTTAATTTGATTATCAATTTCTTGTATTTGGATCTTGATTGATTTTTCAGTTTCTTTTAGTTGCTTTTTACTTTCAATTAATTCATCAAAATGATTTGAAAGAGTAATTTCGTTCAATCCTTCTTCGTTATAATGAGCATTCAAGAATTTTTTAGTGGCATCACTGCCATCAATAGATGGTTCTATGCCTTTAATTACATTTTCTTCCCAAAATCCAATTAAGCGTTTGGTGATTGAGTCAATCAATTCTTGATCTCGTTCAATGCGTTTCCAGATGAATTTTTGACCACCGATCAATACAGCAAAATAGCAATAATCTCTATCAAGAACATTCATATAATGTTGTACTTGACACAGATAACTAAGCGGGACTTCCTCACCATCCCATTCTTTGCTAAGAAATTGATTCGCTGTTTTGCACTCCAATATCGCTTTTTCTCCTACTACATCACGATCAATATTCGCTCTAAGAAATGGATATTCTGGATGTTCAAATACTTGATTACGCCGACGGACTTTTTTTCCAGTCCGCACGGCGAATTCTTTTGCTACAACCTCTTCCAAAACCGTTCCCCAATAAGCTGGCTCGCTGTCTGATTCAGATAATCCAACCTGTCCTGTTTTTTCTAACCAAATTTGATAGGCAGATTTCCATTTATTTAATCCCATAATGGCTGCTACATCTGAACCGCCTATTCCTTTTCTGCGGTCTAACAACCAATCTATACGAGCCATTTTCATTATTGAACTAATCATCAGCCCATCCCTCCATGTTCTCTGGCTTATCTTCTGCCCCTGATTGAGTAACATTTATGAAAACGTGGTTATCAGGATCAGCCATTGCAGTGTCATAATCGAAACTCATTCGAATTCACCTTTCCTAATACGTTCAAGGACATCTGGAATATCGTTTACATTATTAAGAACAAAGGTATGATCGGGCATAGTTTTCCCCGTTTCCATCCCCAATGCCTCTAATCCTGCATTCCTTAATAGTTTCACGGGAACCAGTAACTTGTTGTCTAATTCACTTTCTTGAATCGCTAAGAGTGCAGCTACATCGGGTAATCCACCAACAAGCAGTTGTAAGGCATTCGCTTCTTTATGGAGTGTACAAAGTGCTGATACACCTTCCTTTTCACATTCCCGTTGTAGTTCTTTCAATAAATTTTGAATTTTTTCGTTAATCATGTTATTCTCTCCTTAGATAGGTAATCCTTTTATTCGCTCGCTTATGATCGTTGAATCAGGGCGAGTTTTTGGGTTACGCAATAATTGTTAAACTTCCACTATCAATCAATTCTTTTAATTCATTTACTAAATACTGACTCACGTTTTCCATTGCTTCGTGCTTCCAAATGCCGCCATCAGCTTCAAATAGAGCACATTCACCCAGTCTATTAATTCTAAAAACAAAAGGACTGGATGGTTGTTCCACTTCTAAAAATGTCCGATATGGTCTCAATTCTGCTGGGCTTGGTACTTCTGCTTGCATAAGCGTCGCTGCACCTTCTTTAACAGTCACCGTTTGAGAAATTCCGTTGTCTGTTAAATCGCCGCCACCTTCAATTCGAATAGAACTTGCACATGCCAAAATTGCTTCTGCGTCAAGATCACGTTGGATTAATGATTGAACATTGATAATAAAATCTTCGGAATTCATGAAACGACCATACGGAAATTTATCTAGCAACGCTGTTGCTTCAATTACACTTTCACGTTTTCGATCATCGTCCAATTCAGAATAAATCACTACTTTTGTTGGGCCTTCTACATGCAACAATAATTTTTTATCATTCTCCATCGAACGAAATTCTGATTTCATATAATCAACCAAACCTGATAAGGAATTAACCTCCAATGGTTCCGCTCTTTTTATTGGACTTAATTCAGCTAGTGTTGCCTTGTTCCGATCATAGAAAGTTTTCCCATCTTCATAAAAAATTACATCTTGTTTTTCCCGAAGCTCAACTGCATACTCTAAAGCTTCTCTACTTGTTTCTGTCATAAAAGATCACTCCTAATTCGTTTTAAATTTTTTTATTTTCTCAGTTTCTTGGATTTTTTCAATCTCAGTAACTGGCGTTCCTTTATCATCTTTTAGTTCTGAATCTTCTGGATCAAAATACATTTGGCCTCGCTGTCCACTTTTCAATTCGTTTGTCACAACTTCACCTTTTGCATTTTTCCCAATAAGCACTCTTGAAGATACATTCTCTCGTGGCGCAAGTTTGGATTTAATTTGACAATCAAACACCATATCTTCACGATATTCATCAGATAAAACAGTAATATCAATTGTGATCTTTCGCTTCTTATCTGGGTCTGTATTTGGGTCTAAGATGTTTTTTGTTACCTGTTCCAATTCAAAATCGAACCGTTCTTGAAGCGCTCCTTCGTTCAACTCACTCAGCAGAACTTTGTTTTTAACCAATTACTCCTACCTCCTATTTAAAAAATGTGATATACTTCCGTGTAGATAGACTTATTAACCTTTGCTTACTTCGGTTGCCGCCGAGGTAGGCTTTTTTGTTGTTCATACTCGAACTCTGCCATCAAAAGTAAGTAGCCGCCACCTCCAGCAATTAAAATGAATTTGATCCATGTAGGCGTTACTCCTGTCGCTGCAGCTCCGACTCCGAACATTGTAATAAGTAGCAATAATCGTCGTAGCCAATAGATTTTTTTCATTTCCAGTTTCCTTTCTGTTGTATACTTTCCTTATCAGCAAGTGGCCTGCTGAAATAACTGATAAGGCGGTGAAAATTATGAATACACACGATAAAGTGGGAAGGTACGGTTTTGATGTTGAACCAAATCATCTTGCACATGATTTAACTTTGCTCAAATTATCAAAATTAGATATCCCATCTGATGATTGGCAGCTTTATGATTTGTACACAGAAACCTACCATTCTCTTAAAGCTATAATCGACGATAAAACTAGATACGATAGTTCATTTAAGACTAACCTCTAAAAGGAACTGCCTCCATAACCTTGTATTCATCTGGAGCCGGCACTTTCTTGATCCAGTATTTCCCTGTATAATGCTGGGCTTCATTTGAATACATGCTAATATCTGGGCATAATAGATGTTTTCCCTTAACATCAAAAATTCTACTTAAGCCAAAAGTTTGTTCATCTGCCTTTACTACAAATCCAATCATTTTCCCGGAGACTTCAATACAATCGCCTTCTTGAAAAAATCCTTTACTTTGTTTTCCTTCCATTTCTCTCACCTCATTTCTATCTACCTATTTAAACGATGCTGGATACCTTCTAATCCCTGATGAAGCTGACTAGCTAATTCTTGCGAATTGATATTTCCAGAAATTATTTTATTTCCATCTATCGTTGAATTAGGTTGAATATTTGGTACCTTTTTCTCCTTGCTACTCGCAATAGCTTGGAGCAATTCTGCTATTTCTTGTGGCGTTGCTTCAATTTTCATTTTTTAGGCTCCCTCCTACGCTGGTTCTAAATCCAAACTCATTTGTCGTACTTGCATCTTTGTTGCTGTAGATGGTTCCCAATCATTAATGAAATCTAAGACTGTTTCATAGTGTCTGTTTCTTAGTTGCGTCCGCGTAGATACACCTGTCACAGCTTTTACACCTGAATTGATATCTTTATGAAGTTTTCCTCGTTGTTCTTGAGTAAGTTTTCCAAATCCTCTGGCAACTTCCGAAACTCGCTGATTGATTCGTCTGCTGATATATCCATAATCGCCAGCACTTAGTACCGTATTCTCTTCTAAATCAGCAACGCGAGTGTCTAGTTCATCAACACGCTGATTCGTTTCTTCGCCAGCGGATAAAGCTAGTAACGCCAAATCTCTTGGTGTTGATGGGATTTTCACTTGTTGCTTGATGTGTTCCTCCATTTGATCGAACGCGTCGATGTATTTCAATTTGAACGAATCTGCTTTGCGCCCTGAAAAGCCAACTGCAATAAAAGTCCAACCGGCACGATTCATGTAGTACATTTTTTGTTTTCTTCCACGAGAATCTACATAAGAACCTAAAGCAAACATCTTTTTGTAATGAGCTGAATTTTCAGCCGATTGAATTTTGGCTTCAATTGCTTGTATTACATTCTTGTGTTCTTTCTCAAAACTTTCTGCCAAGTTCAAACTTGTCGTGACCGCTTGACGATCCTTCATGATTACTAAATCTGTCATTTTGGTTCCTCCTTCTCTGGTATACTCACTTTAGAAAGTGAGGTGAATATTTATGGGGAAGAGAGTTCGTATTTCAAAGCCACCGTTCAACAATAAGCGATACATTCTTAACACAAATACGGGAGTCTGCCATGATTTGGACAACTATTGCGCTAGTTGTATGATTTATTCAATGAACCCTGAACATGTTTTTGCATCTGACTACTTATATTCTGAAATCAAAAAGCATTACTCGTATAAAGAAGAATGCGATTATTGTATGACACCGGATGGTTAAAATCTGCACTTGGAAACAAGTGCTTTTATTTTTCTATAGTTCCTCTTACCTTAAATTCATTCACGACTTTAGAAACTGCGTTTAATAATTTGGAGATCGTAACTTTATTTTCGATACACAAGATTAATATTGCCTCTGCTAATTCGTTTTCCTCCACAACCTACACCTCCTAGCTGACTTGTTTATTTGATATACTCACTATGAAAGTGAGGTGAAAATTATGACCAAAATATATGCAAATCTGATTGGAAATTGGGTCTGTCTAAACGATGATGATCACTGTTTGATGGGGCCAAACATGGTACCTCCTAACACTTGGTGGGAAGAAAATGCCGAATTATGGGCACCTATCCATAGGGAATCTCCCGATACCCTTTATCAATTTCCTTACGTAATGATTCACTACAAAGGAACAGATTATCGCGTTGCTCCTTGTCATATTCAAATAGTCTTTACTTAAAGTTTCTTTGGCAATTAGCTTCTATTTTATTTAGATCATCTCTCGTAAGTTGCACCTTATGTTGATGACTTGAATAGAAGCTTCTTGCTTGTTGTACTAGCAAATCAAACTGTATTGCGTTTAATCCGTCTAATAACTGCGTGAACTGCTTGAGCTTTTCTTCGGAAATTTTCATTTGTGTGCCTCCTCGTAAACTATTATTTGTCTAATGATTTTTAACCAAAATGTTTCTGAACGGTAAAATTTATTGAATAACATATTCCTAACGGAATTTGTTTCGATATTGTGTGATTTCTCAGAGTACAATGGATATATGGAAAGGATCCAGCGGGAATTTGCTATTGCCTCCTGTAGCTTTGTCTACCTTGCAAAGTCTGTTACCCGAACCACTGTTATCACTACCAACTCATTAGCTGTTTCGATAATGGACTAGACTTTCAAATAGTAGTTGGAAGGCAGCTTCTAGCTCTTTTATCACCGTATTCTATTAGGCGAGGTTGTGGCTACACAGTGAGTTTCTGGGAAATCCCACAGTATCGAAGCATTTTCCAAAATTCAAATCGAAAGGAGGTCCTTCTTCCATGAAATTATTTATCGGTATTGACGTTAGTTCTGAAAAATTAGATGTTTGCTTCCTAACAGACGACTGTCAATTATCAATCTTGTCTGAAATCTCTGTTGCCAATGATATTGAAGGTGCTTCATTAATACGAGAAATGATTCTTGAATTCAATGAAAGCTACGGCTTCAATCAAATTGTGATTGGCATGGAGTCAACCTCCATGTACAGCTTCCACCCTTCAATGTTTTTTCACGAAGATGAAGAACTGAAGAAAATCAATACGTTAGTAACCATTGAAAATCCTTTTCGAATTAAACAATTTAGACGCATGTTTGATGAAGATAAAACCGATCAAAACGATGCGTTAAGAATTGCTGACTTCTTGCGTATTCAGCGATTTACAACTTCCCCTATCAAAGAAGAGAAGTACATGGCCTTACAGCGTTTAACACGTACTCGCTATCAACTCATAAAGCAATTAACTCGTACAAAACAACACTTTCTGGAAAATCTAACGTACAAATGCAATACACTTGCTCGAGAAATACGAGACGAATCGACAAGTCTTTTCAGTGCCACAATCATTTCACTTATGACAGATGACTTTACCCTAGATGAATTAGCCGAGCTTCCTTTGGAAGCCTTCTGTAACTTAATCCAAGAAAAAGGAAGAGGTCGGTTCAAGCAACCAGAGAGAATTGCCAAGGCAATTCAACGAGCAATCAGATCAAGCTATCGCCTAGGATCTGTAGCTCAAGAGTCTATTGATATTGTTTTGGGCATTCTTGTCTGTGAAATTCGGGCTCTTGAAAAGAACATCAGAGAACTGGATAAAGCAATTGAACAACTAGTTGTCGTCATCCCAGAATACCAATGCTTAACCAGTATTCCAGGCATTGGGAAAGTTTATGCTGCCGGCTTGATCGCTGAAATTGGTCAAATCGAACGATTTGAAGATCAAACAAAATTGGCAAAGTATGCCGGATTAAGTTGGAAAGTCAAACAATCCGGAAATTACCAATCTCAAAATACACCTCTGACAAAACAAGGGAATCGATATTTTCGTTACTACTTAGTTGAAGCTGCCAACTCTGTAAAAAACTATCTTCCCGAATACAAAGCTTTTTATCAAAGTAAATGTAAAGAGGTTCCAAAACATCAACACAAACGAGCACTCGTCTTAACCGCAAGGAAATTTACGCGTCTGGTGGATACGCTACTACGTAACCATCAACTCTACACGCCGCCAAGGAGCGTGATAGATAAATAACAAATCGTTATTGACGCAAATCCTTGAAATAACCCGAAAAAAATTTGATTTTGGTCGGGTCTAGTTCAGTGTGTTTCAAAACAGGTTACTCAATAAAAATAATCTCAATTTTCATCTTGACTTATTACCATTAGACTTTACATAGCTATTTTTGTGTTCTCGAATGCCTTTCTAAGATCAGATCGTTCGATCCGAACTGTATTCTCTCCCCACACCATTGGTGTTGCTCCGTTCGCGATAAGAAAGTTCAAGGTATCGTTCCCAATTCCTAACGTCTTCATGATTTGTGATTTATTAGGTGCTGGCGGCAAATCGATTATCTTATCCCAGATATCCAACTGATCTTTAATTTTTTCAAGAACAATATCAGCGGTAATATCAGCAATTTGATGTAAAATTTCATCTGGTATAAAAAACTCGTTGTTGACTTGAACAGTCTTCATGGTTATACCTCCTGTTTTTCATCTAATAATTCTTCAATCGGTACATTCAAATAATTTGATACTTTTTTTAGACTAGCTAAGTTAGGATTTTGCTTATCCCACCTATAAATAGCATTTGCACCCACTCCCGAATCTTTACCAATTTGCTTGATGGTAAGTTCTTTTTCTTTTGCTATACTTTTTATATTGGCAACAATCGAAACCATAATGCGTACACCTCCAATCTTTTTTGATAAAAACAATTGACAAATCTACCACATGTGGTACTATAGACATACAGAAATAAGCATTCTAAATCCGCCAAGATTTATTACTTTTTTATATCTTAATTTTTGCTCATTTCTTATATCCTGAACTGAGTATACTATCTAATTTGGTAGTTGTCAACCGTTTTCGGTAGATATTTTATTTAGTGTGCTCTTTTCCTTGAAAGGTGATTTTTATGAATACTTTAGACAGAATAAAACTACTAGCTAAACAAAGAGACGTAACTATTAAAGAACTTGCAGCAAATATTGGAATTGGTGAGAACTCTATATACCGATGGGATAAAACCAGTCCTGCATCCGACAAACTGCAAAAAGTTGCTGATTACTTCGATGTTTCCACTGACTATCTACTAGGTCGAACTGAGAAAAAGAAATACTATGAATTGTCTGACAAAGAGAAAAAAGATATCGCTATTCAGGCAGAAGAATTAATAGAGGGGATTGCTAACGGGGAAAATTTGAACTTCTACGGTGAGCCAGCTACGAAAGATCAAAAAGATCGTCTATTGATAGCTATTCGTACTGCAATGGAGATGAACAAAGAAGAAGCAAAACAAAAATTTACCCGTAAAGATTATAGAGACTAGTTAGGAGGGCCCTATATGAGTTACTACGTAGACGATGCGTTTGATAAAATTATTAAGAAATATCGGCCCTTCAACGTCTATGAATTAATACGAGAGGCTCATTGCAAATTACTTTATGCAGATTTAGATGATGAAACGGGTGGTTGCACTCTAACTAGTCATCGTTGTCACACAATTATTGTGAATGTGAATTGGCCCGAATGGTATCAAAAATTCGTCATCCTTCATGAATTTAGTCATATAAAAATGCATGGAGGTTCTACTACCCCATTTTATCGATCAGTTGGTTTGGATTCATTTATTTCCAAAATGGAGTGTGAAGCAAATTCTCTCGCTATGAAACTATTAATTTATATGCAAGACAAAGATGACTTAAATGGATTAACAGAGTTTCAAATTATGGATTATTTGGGTTTACCTCACGAATTAATAAGGTATCTATAA